GCATTGGTCCATATTGCAGTTAGTGGCGTTGCTCCTATTAGATTTTCAGAAGAATATCCTACTGAATACCCTCGTCTAACTTGAATTCTTGTATTAGCAGCCATAGTGAATTCTTTCTAATTGTATTATGTTAAATTGGATTGCCACAGTCAAAATTATATTGGTCTAAGTAACCACTTAATCCAACATTATTTACACCCCACAATAAACTATCAACATGTACCGAAGCGTTGTCTGTTAAAAAGTTAGTTAAATAGCTATCTAGATCATCAATTCGGGAATAATGTAAATTACCACTTATTTTACTCATAGGAATATTATCAGGCAAATCACTCCAAAGTATTTTTTCTGTATTAATAATTTCTAGATTAAAGTTTTCAGATCTTTCTATTTCAATATTATTAATATTCTCAATAAAACTAGTACTAACATCTAAGTAGTGGATAGTTGGCTCTAATATCTCTACTATAAAATCGCTCATGTAGGACACTCCAAATTAGATGATGATTGACTATATCTTTTTACTAAGTTTATAGTCCCAAATAAAATTCTTGTAGTATATTTGCCTCCTTGGTTTGGACTACCATCTCCATAAAACGGATCATCTGACTGTAATTCAAGATCATACTTAGCTATAGAAAAATTAAATTGATTCGTAGTATGGGATGGTACCATAAATGTCAACTTACCTTCTTCGTCATTAATAATAAACTTATATACACCCTGATCTATTGTATTATCAGATGAAAAAATTTGGACTAAACCAGTATTGGTTTTCCAAGTAAGTCTAGCACAATAGTTGGTTAAGTTAATAGGAATTCCAGAAGAGTCTTTATATATAATACTCAACTTAAATGAGGATCCTTGTTCAATAGCAAAGTCGTATTTACTCGCTGCCATAGGTATACCTTATAATGGTGAAAGTATGATAATATCATATACACCTAATAAAAAAGGCCGGCACTAGGCCAGCCATTCTTATTTGGTATCATTAAAATGATATTATGAACTATAGAGAGCCTAGTAAAACTCTGCGATTGTCCAGTACTGCGAAGCCTTGTTCTGCCCATCCGTAGAATCCGGCTCTCTTTTGACGATGAAGTGATTCATCTTCAAAAATTTGAACTTGTTCACGAACTGGCATTATGAATGTATCTCTCTTACGAAGATCAAGACCAACAACAACCTCAGTGTCGTTACCAGTACCACCTGTTGGTAGCGTTCCATTAAGAACATCATCATAGAATAGTTGATACTGTTGACCAACACCAAGCTCGTCTAGATCATGTAGGTTAACACTAAATACTCTATTAAGAGTGCCATCAGCTGCTGTATATATCTCACGACGAGTTACTTCATCAACCTGATCAACGCCCCAATTACGAATATCTTCCATAGCTTCTGGACTAACATAAAGATCTGTTAACAATCCACGATTGTTACTAGCACTATTACCGCCACCATTTCTTCTCATTACAGTTTTCATCAAAGAAACTAGTCTTTTTGTAAACTGACTGGGAGCAGCATCGCTATCATAAACTACAATGTTACGATCCACTGCAGCAGCAAGAATAGTGTGCCAACCATCATCATTCATTTTCTTAACAAATGAACCTTCGAGAACTTCCATGGCACGACCAACAACATCCCAACGAGCATCACGAGCATATTTTAGTAGATAATCGATACTAGCACCAACATCATAAGTTGGAACCATAACGTAATCACTCTCAACATGACGTTCTGGAATATATCCATGATTAGGAATCGTATATGCAACGAAATCCTTTTCAGTTCCAGGAGCTAGAAAATCTAGTGGAAATTCAGGAGTAGCACCTTGTTGAAGCTGAATAGGCTCAAAGATACCATCTAATATATCACCACTAAGAAGGCCTTTTCTCAATGGAAGTTCTAGTGCTTTTGCAATTTCTGCATTAGCAGCTACAGAAACTTCTCTATTTGCTGAACCAGAACGAACAAGAAGTTCTGTTAATTCTGGTGTTGGCTGAAATCTTTCGGTTTTAGCTGACATTTTATTCTCCCTGTGATGAAAATTATAGGTTAACGGATACTTTGACATAACCATCTGTATCTTTGGCACTTAAAAATTGCCCTATTTTTACAGAATTGGTCGATGTTGTACTTACAAGACCACTCACTCCGACATAAGCGTCTTCTCCTGCTTTAGGAGTGTCTCCAGATACAACCATATTTGTTGTTACTTGACCCTGACGAAGAAGCGTGACCTTACCACCCTTCTGCATCTCGTCGCGATACCAATTAATATGCTGGCGAGTAAGATCATAATCAACAACATCATTCAATAATACGCCGATTGGTTTGGAGCCTGACACAGTTGCTGCGTATTTGACAACAGAATTACCGTCATCCATAGATACTCCAACACCATCTGTGCTGGTATCAATACAAACGACGCCGCCTCTTTCAGCGACTGTGTTCATGAAAAATGAGATATCTGTCATTAATTCTATACGATCTGGTTTAAGAGCCATTTTATTCTCCCTTATTTATAGTTTTTTACCGAGTCTGCTGGAAACAAAGTCTACAAGTGCTGCTCGTGTGGTTTCTACAGAATCTTCTGCTTCTCCACCAATAGCAAGATTAACATTAGCCTCTACTTCTACTGTTTCTAACAGTTCAGGATTAGTATTGGCTGCTGTGATTTCATCTGATACATTGGCTTTTGTATCTTTTTCTTCATCTTTTTTCTTTTTGATTTTTTCTAGCCAAGGAGGCATTTTACCAGCAAAAAGAGATGTCATAGCTTCAAATGCTTCGTCATTAAGACTGTCAAATTTATCAACAGTAGCTTCTGCTGACTCATTATCAACACCCATCTCAATTAATGAAGCCATTCTTTTCATTTTCTTTTCTTTTTTCATCATTTCCATCTCTTTATCTTTATAAGCTGCAATAACTTCATTAGCAGCATATAATTCTGATTTAACTTTACTCATTTCTTCTTCTTTCATTGCTTCTTCTTCTTTTTGCTTCTTAGCTGCTAGTTCTTTTTCTGCTAGAACAGCTTCTAATTCGGCTTTAGTAGAAATGATAATACCTTCTAATTCAGCTTTTGTAGAAGTTAATATTCCTTCAAGCTGTGTTATTTTACTTTGTGCTGAAACAACATTAGCATTAGCATCTGCTGCTTCTGTCATGAGTGTTTCAATTTTTGTTTTTAGCTCGGCAACTTCATTATCTAAATTCATAATATTATTCTCCACTGTAATGTGTGATTGATTATCAGATACACCCGCAATTGATAAAATCGTATTTTTTTTAATACTTTTATTTTCAGAATTTTTAACAATACTATCTTTTGTGAATATAATACTGTCTGGATTAGCTGGTTTATTAACAAAACCTTTACCAGAAAAAGTTATATTTCTTAGTACTCTTCCAATCTTATAATTTTCGTGTTCTCCCATACCGCCATAGGATCTTAAATATTTAGTCAAATATGCTGTATTATTATCTCTACCTAAAACCTTATATTCATTTGTTGCTTTATTCAATAAACCATAATCAAAACCTCTAAATAAACATTCCATACTAACATATTTTTGACCATTTTCTATCTCATTAATTAAATTATCTGATCGTTCTTTGAGTTCTGGATTAGAAAAAGCCCTATAAATAACCGAGCCTGTCAATATATGAAATTTTTCAGGCAAATTATCGGATATGGTATTTTCATCTATAAGCACACCATCATCGGTAATAGGCCAATTAGCAGTTATGTGACCTATGATTATATTTTCATCATGTTCCAGATTTGTAGGCTTATCCTCAGGAGTATTTCTAGCTTGCCAAACCTCTTGTTTATCAAAAATATCATCATTTTTATTCCAACTAGATGTAACCAAAATAGATTGAACATAATACAAATCTTCATCACTTAGTGAAGCTAGACTTTTTATCTCTTTTATAGAACTTGCAGTGGCCGTGCTATAAACACAAGGCTCAGCCAAACAAGCATATGATAATGATGCAGATGATCTGATTATGTCCGATAATCCGTCGGCTATCTCTGATTGAAAAATTTGCATATATTTTTACTCCATATTATGGATTATTATACACCATAAAATAAAACGATGCTTTTACTTGTTTAATATCTTCAACAGATAGATCTTGATCTATTTCCGTAGATAATGTTTTAAGCCAATTAGAGTATTCACTAAATTTAATTTTTGTATCTATAGAATCTATATTAGCAAATCCTGATAATATCATATCTTTAGATATTTTTGTGTTTGGCTCAAGAGAAAACAAAATTTTAGTTTTTATGTTTTCTGATTCTTTACTTTCATTGGCAGTTAAACTGCGACAGTTTTTTTTATTATAAAACTCTAATAATAATGGGTTAATTATTTCGTTAATTTTATCTTGAGCTTTACTAGCCCAAATCATTAAACTGGCTCCGGTTTGTGGAGTAAATTTTTTAGTTTTTCTTTTCTCTGTATCTGTAGAATTTTTGGGTCTTCCTTGCTGTGGTTGACCACGCAAAGATTCTGACGAATCGTTTGCCAACTTAGTTGGTTTATTAGATATCGGAGGGGTCTTAAGCTCCATAGCTGTTTTTTCTCCAGCTTTCTTTTTTTCTAATTCCAAGCCTACTTGACTAGGAGATACTATACCTGTTTGTAATGCAATTTTTTTCAATGAGCTATCTAATTGTGGATCATGCCACGGACCAGATTTATTGACCATACGAGTAGTATCTCTGTCTCTATTTTCTCTATTGAGTCTACTTTTTTCCATATCTGGATCAAATCCAAAACGAGTTTGAAGTAATTCATCACTAATAATATTTCTATCAGCTAACTGTATAAGTAGAGATTTTTCACTGTCTTCATTACTCAAATCCATTCGATCAAATTCTACTTTAGCTGGATATTTAAACCCCATGGCTTTTTGAACTAGGGCTATTTCTTGCTCCCAAAAAGCAGTTAAGACATCTCGACCATATTGCAATCTTTGCGTTAACGTTTTTAAACTAATGAAATTATTTGTTGTTCCAGCAGCACCAAATGTTCCAGTTAACGTTGGAGGAATACCCAAACCTGCATAGATACTATTTAGATGAGGAACATACTTACCTTCTCCTAAAAAATTATGCACATTAGTGTTGCTTTCTAATAATTCTATGTCAGGACCCCAAATAAGATCCATAGTTCCACCACCTACATTATTACCTAAAATACTAGCTAGTTTTGAAGTGGCGGCTCTTGTGGGAGCTATTTTATGTTCTAAACTACCTAATTTGAAGATTCTGATATTACTGATAGCCCCATCTAGTGCTGCCATGTCTGCTAACTTTAATTTTTCAATAACAGTGATATCGTCCATAATAGCGTATATCATCGGGTATGCCCAAGATTGCCAATCGTCTTTTTTGTAGTGGAATACTAACGTTTTTTCTGGATCTAGTGGATATCCTCTTTTAGCTTTTGCTGCTTCTATAATCTGTGGAGGTAGTTGATTTATGATACTTCTTTCAGCATCAGTTTTGGGAGCATTAATAATTTTTCTTAAACTAGCTGGAATTAACAATTCATATCTTTTATTATCTACAAAAGAAGACAATGCACCGGCTGATACCTCAACGAAGACAGGATCTATAAATGTATATTTCCAAGGTATTTCTCTCTTTTCTGTTTGAATAGAATCTAAGTCATTAACAACAGCATCACTTTGTCCCATAGCTTGATATAATTTATCAGCTACTTTCAGATTTATTTTTGCTGTTCTTCTATCGATAACAATATTACCACTTTTATATAAATTATTTAGAAATCTTTCACTACGGTCCTTACCATTTATTTTCTTAAACCATCGCCTATAGAATCTTTCTATTCTTTTGTTTCTATGTACTAATCGTATTCCTTGACTAGCAAAATCACCCATAAGATCAATAACATTTTTAACCAATCCGACTCTTTGATAGATATCATCGGCTCTTGTAAAAATAGCCTTAATTAAAAATGGAGGAGCTTCTTCAGGTCTAAAGTTATAGTAGTCGCTTTTAGTTAAACCAGGACGACTACCAGCATTAGGAGTTAGATTAGAAAAATCTAAATTGTAGCGTCTTCCTGCTCCACCTGCTGTGCTTTTATCGACTAGAGTGAATTCATCTAACGATAGTGAGGCGGTTTTTAATGCTTGTTGTTTACTTCCAAGATCATCACCCCATGTAACGTAAGCATCGTCTGGAACCATGGTGGTGGTCTTTAGTACTTCTTCTTTTGTTCTTTTTTTAGCCATAATATTGTATTATAATTGTAATGGTATTACAAAGCAATTGATAATTTATTATACACTATTTTTTATAAATTCCTGTATAAATATCATCATTCGCCGAATTGACAAACCATTCTGGACCCTTATATAAGTCTCCTTTAATGTTAGATGTATCTCTGGCATTAGAGCCTATAACATCATAATCTATTGGTTTTAATGTTCTATTAATTTGTCTAGCTATCATATTTGCAATTAATAAAGAACTATATCTATCTTTTCTCATTCTGCCTTTTTTACCTCCAGGAAGTTTAGTCTCTGGAGTATCCCAACGATCTCTGGCATTGGGTCCTGTACTAGTTTGACTCATTACAATTGTAGTTAACTCATTCTTTAATTCTTCAATTTCAAGTACACATTCGCTAAGATTGTCATATAATGGATTAAGATCGTCTGTAAATATGTCTCTACTATCAGATTCCATAGCCATAGCCAGTGTTAAATTGTCAAATCTTGGAAATAACAGTGTCTTATCTTCAAAATCTTTTCTGAGTCCATGATTAGCTTGACTAGTCCACTCAGCTTTGGCAAATTGCACTAGTTCTAATATGTGTAATCCTTGTTGACTATCTGTATCTTTAGTTTTATCAAAATTAATAACTGGCCAAATTAATTGTTCTCCAGGTTCTAATTTATCAGGATCATGTAGCGCTTCTTCAATTGCTACTCCACCTCCCTGAGCATCTAATCCTATAGTTATAGGAGTAAAAGTTTTCATTAAACTTCTTATTTTTCGTGCGCAGAATCCATAAAAATCATGATCTTTAATTAAACCATTTTTTAATCGCTCTTTAAAATTACTTCTGTTTGTTGTCCAACAATAAACTAATCTATTATGATTAGCATTAACCTCTAATATTATTATACTAAAATTATCTTGTTCACTAGCAGGATCAATACCGTAAACGTATTGTTTTTTAGGATCTCCAGTTACTGTGGGATCAAATATTAAAGGCTTATCATCTAACATAATGTTAGTATTTGATACTACACAACTTTCTATTAAGCTTCTTCTAAAAAACCCTTCACTATCTTTCACAAAACATGCAGCATATTCCATGTTATAGATGCCAATATGAATAGTAGCTTTAGCTCGACTAACTTGTTTGTCATCCATAAAACCTGTGGGTATAAGTTCGTAAGGCATTCTTATTATGCTATAATCTCTCCAATTAAAATTATCGGGAGTATCTCCTTTAAAGATATCATTGAGTTTATGAGTATCTCCTTTGCTCTCTATAATAGCTTTGTATCTTTTCCAATAACTAGCAAAATGTTTAAAATCGTAATCTGCTGTACCACTGATTATAGCCTGATTACCCATCTTAACATTTAAAACCTCTAAATCTTCATTCCATAAACCAGCTTCTATCATAGCTTTTTTCTTAGCTTCTTCTTTGACATTCTGTATAGGACTAGCGCTAACAGCAGCAAATCCTGCGACTACTGTTTCATATATTTCAGGACTTATAGAAGCAAACTCGTCAGCAATGATAACATGAGCTCTTAAACCTCTAATTTTACTGCCATCACCCATAGGTATTGCTATAGTCCAACTCTCATCTAATCTAATAGTACATCTATCTACATCTCTTCTTGGTCCATCATCATTACCAGTGAATATACTTCTCAAAATTGGGCTATTACGCCAAATAGTTTCCATATATTCAAATAAAATTTTACTTTGTCTAAAAGCTGCACCAACTACTACAATTTTGGTTCCTGGATTAAACATCATACGCAATATGCAATATAATGCCATTATAAAACTTTTTCCAAATCCACGACTAGCGATAAACATTGGAAAAGATCGTATCCAAAATTCTTGTAATATTGCTATTTGTATAGGATGTAATTCAATGTTGAAAAGTAATTTACATGTTATACCAAAATATTTAGGATTTCTGAGCAATTTCATTAGATACATGTCAGGATATTCAATATCCTTTTCTGATCTATGAATCATAGGATTATTAACAATATTTAATGAAGCTAAATCACCCAGACCTAACCATGCATCATCAAATTTATTAGATTTCATTTTTTAATTTTCTAGACATTTTGATAGCTTTTTTAACCATTAGCTTTGCAACACTTTCAATAAATGGTAGTTTACGTTTATTACTTTCTTCTTTTAACCAAAGCAGTATAGTATCTAAATTTTCTTCACACCAGTCATTACCCCTATTGTTCATTTCTGCAGCTCTTTTTTTACAACTACATGTGGGGGATGCTTTTATACCTATGTAACTAAGCATTTTAGATAATATGCTACCGGCACCGTTTGGATCAGCCTCTAAGGTTTTTGGGAACATATTTTGTAAGAATGTTTGTGGATCATCCTGTATTTTCTCAAGAAACATTTTTTCTAAATCTTTGAGTGTTAAATCATAAATATTTGGATTATCTTCTGATGTTGTTAAAACTATGATTCCAGGAACATTTACTATTTGAGCATATGCCATTCCTGTTTTTTCTCTTAATATAAAAGATACGTCTAGTTCATTAGTAATGATAGGATCCGGAGTAATTAACACATTATTATTGTCATTAAATGGAGATGGATATACTGTAATAGTTGTATTAAGTTTCATCGTTAGTTTCCTTGTTGATATTATTTTTTTCTAGATAATAAATTTTTTTAAAAATATACTCAGCCATTTTTTCCGCATCTCCGTTATTTCCACAAAAATATACTATGATATTATGGTTTAATTGGAGTTCTAAAATACTTTTTAATAAAAATGCAGGACTAATCTTAATTTTGTCCCACATTCTTTTGGGAACCGTACTTCCAATTGGATAGACTAATATGTCTGACAAACTAAATTCTAATAATAAAAATGAATATTTAAGCTGACTCATTCTCATCACAACATCTTTGAATCTACTTTCAACGATATTATTTGCAAATTCGCTAACGCTCTTTTTTCTTTCTACGCACAGAATATGCTGTAGTCCCTCTATGCTATAATCTCCAGTATCTAATTTTTTATTAGCAACAGTATAGTGCTCAAAAGCCCAGGGTTGTTGTTCTCTAGTGTCGATTATTACTGTAAAATCATAGTCTTTCATTTTTTGCTAGCTAGTATCCTAAGAAAAGGGATTTCATATGATTCTTCCATGCCACTAATCATTTTGTGATGTCTATAACATAAGGTTATACCATTTTCTACAATAAATCGTAGTCCTGGATAATGAGCCCAAGTTTTTATATGATGAGCATTGAGTCTTTGTTTACTAGAACATCCTGGCCACTGACAGGCATATTTATCTCTAAGATAAACTTTATTTCTCCATTTTATATATTCTGGATCCTTAAAATTTCTTTGCATATTTGTATCTTTCTATATCAGAATATACCATATCTTTTATTAAGTCATCAAATAAAATTTCTGGTTTCCATTTTAATATATCTAAAGCTTTAGTACTATCTCCTTTTAAATAATCTACTTCGCATGGCCTATAAAAATCGGGATCTACATATGTATGTTCCTTATAGTCTAATCCTACTAATGCAAAAGCTTTCATACAAAATTCTTCAACAGATCTTGAGTCTCCGCTGCTAATAATAAAGTCTTGAGCAGTATGATGCTCTAACATTAAGTCCATTGCTCTTACATAATCTTTAGCGTGACCCCAGTCTCTGTACGATGCTAGATTGCCTAGTCCTAATTTTTGTGATGATGGAATTATATTATTGACTAATTTAGCAATATATGACGTTATTTTACGAGTAACAAAGTTTTCTCCTCGTCTTGGACTTTCATGATTAAATAATATGCCGCTGGTAGTATATAAATTATATGCTTCTCGATATATTTGAACCATTCGATGACTAGCTAATTTTGCCACCCCATAAGGACTTTGTGGTGCAAAGGGGGTGTTTTCATCTTGGTATTTTTGATTATTTATTATGGAATAATTTTTACCAAACATTTCACTAGTACTAGCCTGATAGAATCTGGTGCGTGGAGAGGTTAGTCTAATAGCTTCTAATAGATTTATAACTCCTATTGTATTAATTTGAAAAGTGGTGTTAGGTTGGTTAAAGCTAGTACCAACATGACTTTGAGCGGCCAAATTAAAAAAGTTATCGGGCGAGTATTTTCCGATTGTATCATGACAACCACTAGGGTCAGTAACATCAAACTCTTGTAGTGTAAAATTATCATTTTGAATATGTTGTATTCTTTCAAAATTATTAGTGCTAGATCTTCTGTATAGTCCTACTACTGTATGATTTTTATGCAGAAGAAGCTCTGCTAGGTATGAGCCGTCTTGGCCAGTTATTCCAGAAATTAAACTAATTTTATTCATGATTTATTCTACAGTATCTGGTGTTAAAAAGGGCTTATCTAATGTATTATCCTGAAATGCATGATATTCACTAAGTTTGTATTTATAATTATTTGCTGCTATATTTAATATTTCCATCTCTCTTCCTTCTTTTTCTCTAATTTCTTCGTCTTCTAACATGCGTATTAATCCAACCCAAGAACTTTTACCATCCTCGATTCTTTTAATTCTTTGTTCTCTGGTGGCTTTTAAATCTTTACTGATCTTTTGTTGTTCGTTTAATAATTTAGTATATTCATTAGTATAATTAGCTATACTGTTACGAGCAAAACTTAATTGAGTTTCCATATTGGCTAATTTTGGTATGTCTCGCTGATCTTCGAGTTTTTCATATTCTTTATCTACTAACTTTTGTAATTTATCAGTTTCCGCAATATGCCGTTTACGTTCTTTCATGCTACGATTAATCAATATATCAATTGTAATAAATTGTTTGATTTGTAATTCTTCAGCAGGTAATACGTCTTCCCTGAACTGTTTAATTAGTCCTATCCAGGTATCTTCAAAATATTGAAGTTCTCCGGTCTCAAAGTCAAATTGTCTTTTGATTTCGGGCCAAAATGTTTTACCATGTAATTTATGTTTAAGTAACTCATTATTTTGAGCTTCTTGAGATGAACTAGTTATTAATAGATGATTTTGATCAATATATTTTTGTACAGGGTTGTTGTTCCTATTTAGTGCGTCGGCAATTTGTTGTATTGTGCTATTTTCATAATTTTCTCTAATAAATTTTTCTTCTTCTAAACTTAATTGTCCTCTTTTTTTTGGAATCTTTTGGTCCATAATTCTGTCTCCATAAGATCTTTAATATGTTTTTGTAATTTCAATAATTTATTTTTGTTAAGTTTTTCACCATGTTTTAGTCTTAAGTAATACTCTCTATAATCACTATGAATATTTTCATCTAAAAAGTTTAATATCTCGTTGTTTTGCACTAAATGTTCCAAGCTATGTTTGTGTTCAATATCATAGTCAATATAACTTGGTTTCATAATATTTTTTTTATTTTCATTTCTATTGCTC